AAATATCAATAACATCTGTTCCTAAAGTGTAGTTAGTTGTGTTAGCTGTTAAAGTTTGAGTTCTAAGTTCTACGGTCCAAAGATTAATACCTCTATTAGACCATTCAGCTAACATTATATTTAAAGATCTTCTAGCCGTTTTTAAATCATATCCTGAACGTGAGTTTAAACCACATCTTTCAAAAGACTCTTCTATTACCTCATCAACATCTAAATCAAAAGCATTTGTTCCTGAAGTAGCCATTATTTACCTACTTTTTTCATTGCTTTTTTATGAGCTTTTGAAAAAGGCTTACCTTTTTTCATATCTTTTTTCATAGAAGACATATGTTTTTTAGTNTGATTTTTAGAGTGCTTTTTTAAAGTTTTCTTTTGACCTTTAGATATTTGTTGAGGCATAGAAGATCTCCTAATCATTATTAATAAATTTTTTGAAATTCAGCTATGATTGTGTACATATTTCCTGCATCAGCGGCTCCTGGTACTACAAGATTTACATCACTTTCATTGGTATTATTAGATTTATCAGCAGGAATTCCACCAAATTCTCTAAAGTCCCAATAGCCTGTTCCTGTTAAACCTATTACTGGAATATCTCCGTCATCATCTTCTTCATCTAAACGAGCATAAGAGTCTCCTCCATCTCCGCCTTGACATGAAAACCAAACTCTCAGTAATCCTAGATGTGCTACAGCAGTTCCGTCTTGTCTAGCAGTTAATGCTGATACATCACCAAATACGGTTGTACTACCTGCTCCATCTGATTGATTAACTATTTTGATTACGACGCGATTGTCGTTTTGTTGTAGGATTGTTGGTCCTGTTACTGTATCTGCCATTTGTTTCCCTCCTTAATCAAGAAACAGTGGGGCCGAAGCCCCACTAAAAATTAATTTATGCTAGTACCAAACCAACAAAAGTTAGTCTGATTACAGTAGCACTACCTGGATCTCCACTTACTACTACTTCTACTTCGTCAGCAGTTGTAGTTGCACCTGTTAATCCTGTAATACCTCTAACACCATTACATCCAAACACACCTTTAAATCCAGTTGCATTTACTGCTACTGCAATACCGTCTGTATATGAATCTGTATTTCCATCATCTCCAATGTCAACTAAGTTAACATTATTTGTTGATGCTGTAACTACGTTAAGAGCAACACACATTGGAATAAAGTTTGCGGGCATACCTATTGCTGCCTCTTTACCAGTTGTTGCACCATTAGCTATAGTGATAGTTGCTTGATACGTTTGTAAAGTTGAAGTGTTAGTAGCTGCTGCGTTTAACAAAAGTGAACCCGCTGAGTTAGCTGACNCATCACCAGTTGCTACACTATTTAAAGTTGCATGTTCTGAAACTGCACCTGTACTTGTATTTTTAGTTACTACCTTATGACCAGCTTCCGATCTTACTGGACCGCTGAAAGTTGAATTAGACATTTTTATTTACCTCGTAGTTATTTATATACTGTCTCTACGTCGTCTGCTAGGGCAGTCAGTATATTAGTTTTCCTAGTTTTGTATGGGGGCCGAAGCCCCCATATTAAAGTTTATTATGCTCCAGGGGAACCGAAAATACCTCTAAAGTCTGAGAATCCAAATGAATATCTCTCTCTAGCTTTGTATTTCACGTTGCCTGTTTCAAAGTCGCCTTCCATTTTAGTTTGGATGGCTGCTCTTTGAAAGTGCTTTAACCCGTTAGGTGCATCAGTCTTGATAAAGAACGCGTCTGTATCAGTTAAGTAGTTATTCACTACGTAACCTTGTGGAATCATTCCCATGCTTCCAACTGCGTTGATATCGTTATCTGAAGTTCCTACTCTTTGATTAGACTTCATAAGTCTTTCAGCAGTGAATTGAAGATTAACTGGAATAATTAATTTACTACCGTTAAGAGCGACTTTTAAGCCTCTGTCATCAGTAATTCCAGCAATGTCAATTAATGCTTGCTCAAGAGATGTCTCGTTAAGATCAGCTGCAACAGCTAACTCATTCGATACAGTTCCGCCAGTTGTAGGGTGGTCAGTAGCACAAAGCTCCTTACCATCACCACCTGTAAAGCTGCTGTTAAACGCATTGTTTAATACGTTAGCTGCTTTAACTTGCTTGGCGTTACTCATTGAACGGGCTAGTGCCTTAGTGTAACGAGAACTGATTTTGTCATAAAGGTTATCCTCTACGGCTTCCTCAGTAATTGCAAAAGCTAATGCTACAGTTTCGTGTGTATAGCGAGCAGTGAAAGACTCAGTAGCGTCATCAAAATTAACTGATCCGCCTTCTGGTTTTACCTGTGCTGAACCGAAACCGGAAAGCATTACTTCTTCTTCAAATGCACGATCAGAAGTTTCTGTATCAAAAATTTCTGTGTGCTGGTTTTCATATCGGTCATACTCTAACCCAAACAAAGCGTTAAGGCCTGGTTCAAGTTCTTTGACCAATTGTGATCTAGATATTGCCATGTTATTCTCCTATTACGCTAATGCTGTGGTTAATAAATAAGAATGCTCACCAGTGTTAGGTATAACGTAAACGTTAGCGTTTGCGGCCCCTGTATCACTGTTGCTTGGATCCTTAGAAATACCAATTTGTTTAAATTGTCCAGATGTTGTTACTGTAGAAGTATCTAACTCTTGAGTTGATCTGCCAGAAAGGTCACTTCCACCTGTATTGACTAGGTCAAAACCACCAAAGTTCATAGCTTCTGTACCAGTTCCATCATGTTGGACTTCGAAGACGATTCTTGGATCGTCGTACACAAATGCAACAATATCAGAAGCATTTGTGCTTGCTGGATAATGATTGCTAAATGTTGGTTTACCAGTAGTAGGGTGTGTGAAAAAACATCCACCAAAAATACCTAAAATTACGTTACCTGCTGCTGCGGCTTCAATACCACCAGCAGTCACGGCAAGAACAGCTTGACCTTGATAGATCGATGTGCCGTAATTCGCTGCAATTTTGTATTCGTTTGTTCTTACTTCCCCACCACTAAGATGTCTTACCGGTTTAAAACCGAAAGCTGCGTCTTTATTTGCCATCTTGTTATGTCTCCATTTATATAGTTAATCCGATGGCAGAAAAAATTTAATCGTCTTTTCTGTTACCACCGAAGGTTACACGACTTTGCCTTTCAGGTTTACTGATTGGCATACTAGGGTGTTGTTCCCTTAAAAGATCGTTTTCTAAAGCTGCTTCCTTATCTCGTGTTTGTTGTTCGAAATAAGCTTTACGCTCTGCTACGATTTCTTCTGGAATCTTAGCTAGTATTAAACCACCAACTCCTATTACACCTTTATATTTGCCTTCCTGTATAGTTGGATATGAATCTGAATGAGCATCTGCTCTTACAAGTTCAAAGCCTTCTCTTAATCGAGCAGAAAGATTTTTGTTATCTTCTTGCCCTAAAGTTTCGGCTCTTATCCATCTGTGTTTATACCCATCTGGTGCAGGCGGTGCATCAAGTGATGACGGGGGTGCCCAAGGTTTCCTTCGAGTCGTTTGTTCTCTGGATTGAGCAGCGCGTGGAGTCTTATTGTTTGTTTCTTTTGTTATATCATTCATATGCATTACTCCTTCACGTATTTCGCATATTCTTCTAGTGGCACACCTAGTTTTTTTGCTATTGCTACCTGAGAGGGTGTGAGTCTAACAGTTTTGCGTCCAGTTCTTGAGGTCCTAGTAGCGGATGCAACAGTCTGAACGGGTTTGTTGCTTCCCTGGACTTCCCCACCATCGTTAAATTTGTGAGGGAATTCTGTTCTGATGCGTTTATCAACTTCATCATAATACTCGTCTGAAGTAGGATCATATCCTTCTTGTTCGACAAGTTTTTTGTGGATACCGAATGAAGCATAAGTCATTGTTTCATCTTTACCAAACCATTCGTTCTTTTCAGCCCAAGCTTCAGCACGAGGATCTGGTTTCGGTGTCGCTACATTATTTTGTACAGGTTGTTGCACTACTTGTCCAGCGTTATCTGCTTGATCAGCGGTGGCTTTTCTTTGTACTTCAGTAGCTTTAATACGTTCTTCTTCAATTGCTAACTTAGCAAGAAGCTGATTAGCACTTACTTGAGCATCNATATCTCCTTTAGCTACAGCATTTTTTAAATTGTTTTTTGCTGATTCTAATTGAGATTGTACTCTTCCTGTAAACTCATTAACNTATCCGTCATCTAATTCTTTAAATTTACCTTCAAGAGAATCTTTTTCTTCTTTAATCTTTTGAGCAAANTGAACTGCCGCTTGTTCTCTTCGTTCTGCTTCACGAATTTTATAAGTTAAACGATCAATTCTTTTTTTAACNCCTTCNCTATATTCTTCTCTTTCGTCTTTTACTTCTTCTTTAGCTTCAGTGTTTTCTTTTACTTCAATTGCTTCTGATTTTGTTTCTTCAACTTTAGAAACATTTTCTTTATCTTTTAATTCAACGTCAACAGAGTCTCCTCCGATATCTAATTCTACCATAGGGTCTGCTTTATTGGTTTCTATTTGTGTTTGCGGTTGTTGCATGGTAATCCTTCCATGTTAGTGAGTTATTGCTGATAAAATATCTTCCGGACTATTTACTGTCCCTAGTATTTCATCATCATTAAGTATGCGCAATTCTCCTCCATCTATATTAAGACGAGAACCAGCGTATCGGGCAAAAATCACCCAATCTTTTTCTTTGCACCAAGGTCCGTTTGGATATTTAATTTTATCATCATAAGCATCTGGTCCAACAGCCATAACTAAACCTACGTTAGTTGCAATCTGACTATCTTCTACAGTTTTATCTGATAATAAAATACCGCCTTTAGTTTTACTTTTAACTTTGTAAGGTAATACTAAAATACGCCATCCTGTTGGTACGGGTAATTTTGATTTTTCTAAGACTTCTTCTTGTTCGGCTTTTTCTTTCGCACGTCTTTTAGCAACGTGCTCTGGTAGTATTAAGTTAGTCATTTTGCTCCTGTTTCTTTTTTAGCAGGTCCGAGAGTTCCTGTTCTAAGTAATTTAATGTATCAAGTTGACCTAAATGATTTTGATAATCATTCCAGTCCTTGACTTGATTACTAATTATTATATCAGTAATTTGTTTTTGTCTAGTTCTAATTAAACGAAACATTTTGTCCGCTAAATATATACTATCCATTATTTTTTAAACAGCTTTGCAGCTCCTTGTGCTCCCTTAATACCAAAACTTGCAGAAATCGCAATATATAATAAATTGTGATAATACGATGGTAAATCTTGTAAGGCGAGAAAGCCTTTATGAATATGTTCTTGCCAAGGTGTGAATACTAATACGGCAGGTAGAAGTAGGACTACTAAACTCACCTCATCTTTCCACGACCCTTTCATTTGGTCAACGGCACTAGCCTCCCATGAAATTTTTCCCGCTATCTGGTCTTCTTTTAATTTAGTCTTAGCTTTAATTTCTGTAACAGCTAACTCTGCTTTAGCTTTCTTTGTCTCTACAAATCCTGTAACAGCACTTCCTGCTACTGATAGTAAAGGTTTAATTAGTAATGATAACATATATTCTCCTTATAAATCATTCCTTAAATTTAATACTTCTGGTGATTCTAATATTGTTCCGGGGTCTATTCCCTCTACCCTACCACCAAATATCATTGCTTTCTTTTGCATCTCAACAATAATCTTTGCAGACTTTTTATCAAACTGATTCATAGTAATCTCACCTGATGCTAATTGTTTGCCTAGACTTTTTAATTGTAGGTCTAGTGCTTTTATTTGCTTACTTAACTCAAGGGATTTTGTAGCTGTTAGAGTATCTAATGATTTGTTTGATACCTTAAATCCAAAGGAATTTAGTATAGCCATCCATTCAGGTTCATCCTCTCTATAAGGGGATATGTTACCATCTCTAGTTGCTCTATTTATTCTTTGTGTAGAGTAAGAACCCGGTATGAAAGGAAAGTTAGGTATTAATTTTTTACCTATTCCTTTTAAACTGCCTGTAATATCCTGAAATACAGATATACCCCTAGTCTTGTCGGTTTGCTTAGTAAATAAATCAAATCCCAACATACCAAAAAATACATCTCCTCCAATTCCAAAGCTAGGTTGTATAGGTGCAGGTACTCCCGGTAAAACACCTGTTCCCATATCTAATATATCACCACCAGGAAAAAATCTTTGTATATTTATGTACCTAGACTGCCCTTCTTTTGATTGTATAGGTAGTTTAATTTCTTTAGTGGGTAAGAAAGGCATACCAAGTAATGTTCCAGAAGAATATTTAGGTAGCATCTGTCTTTCTTTTTCAGCTTCTCCACCACCCATTTCAGCACCTAGTGTATTTAAGCCATACCCTAGTGCAGCATACTTAGCAAATTTCCAAGGTTTTAATACAGCAGTCTCTGCTAGTAAAGGTATAATTCTATAACTAAAGGCTAAGAAAGGGGTCACGGAATGTCTCATTGCATTTATAACAGGTGCATCAATATCATAATCTATAAAATTCTTACGGGCAAATAAAGCTGCATCACTAGCACTATCTCCCATTTTTAATCTATGTTGAAAAGCATTTAATCTAAAGATGTGGTCCTCAACTCTATACCAATTTTGTAAGGTACTAGTTACTTTATTTTTTCTAACAGCTTGATATACTCTACCTGCAATGTCTACAGAATTTGACCACTCTGTTTTTTTTGCATCATATCTATAAGCATTTTTAATTGCTGCGAAATCAAATGTCTTTAACTCCCTAGCTATAAAGTCAGCGTCAAATACACCAAACTTTTGTGCTAAATATACTGTTTCTGATTTGTAAGGGTTTTTAC